AGCCCCACTGCTGACACTGCAGTGCCAATTCTAGCTCGGCTGGCATGCCGCCCTCCCTGTCCACCGCCGATGCGGCAGCCAGCACTAGGGATTTGGGACGGAACTCATCTCAAGCAGGTGAGTGGCAAGCGTTTCTGCAAGCCACCTAGCCTGAGCAGGGGTGTATTCATACGGGTCTATCTTTTGAGAAAACCACTTGCCCTCTACAGCCGCCTCCAAAATGGAGTGCCACTGAGCTGGGCCAGTCGCCCCATTACTTTTCTGTACAGCCTTCCAATAGGGTACGGCTTGACGTTGGGTCAAGTCTACGATCTCCACCGCAACGTCAAGCTCGTCATTCTTAAAGGTCGGCATTCTCCTACTGAGTGCCTACAGTCATGTCGCCAGTACCTTGGAAGGCCACGCTGACCGTTACAACGCCATCATAAGGTGTGCCAAAGTCCACGCCCGATATGATCACATTGCCATTTATCGTGACCGCACCTGCGCTGGTACCTTCTGGCCTTATCTTGATCTCACCAGTGGTACCTGGCACGATCTCTGAGTCATATATTTCAGTCGTATCATCATGCAAGCACTCGATTGTTCCTGTGAAGTCCTTGACTGTGCTGACATACTGCTTGACAGTTCCAGCCGCAGCGGTTATCTCCACTAGGTCAATCGCATGATTGATGGTGGCATTTCTCACGTGCGAGAAGGCCTGACTATCTAATAGTACTACAAGGTTTTTGCCGGTATATACAGCCATTCTATTCTCCTGTTATTTCTTCTGGTTTTGGTGCAGGTTTATAAGCCCGCTTTTTTCTTATGATGCCCTTCTCCAGATAGACCGCGATCACATCCTCCGCTATATCATCCGGTAAGGGTTGTCCGACAGCAACCACCGACCCATCGTCCCTGATCAGGTTGCGCTTGAGTATGTATTGTTCTGCCATAGTAGACTATACCTCTTGTGTGTTACGCGCCTTAGATTGGCTCTCAGCGTGTCCTAGGCTAACTCCCTGACTGTTATCTCCGTGAGTACCGAGTACCACCACTCACCGCTTCCGGGGGGGTACTCGATGACGTCTCTAGTGGCATTAGCATCTGTTATGTCACTGTTTGTATAGATACCCCGATTACTCACCAGCGTACCGAGTATGGCATCGCTGTAGCGTTGTTGATCGGAAAGCTCATCCGGCAATCTTGAAAGCCCTACAGACTCCACCAAACACAACTCGGTTACTGTGTGCGTGTACTCCGCATTGGTGTCCACGGCCACGAACATCATACTGTCCGTGTTACCGCCTTCGGTTGTCACACCTAGCAGCCGGATGGGAACGTCAGCCGATGGCACAGACGAAGGGACTTGATTGGCATCTTTCGCCGAAGGCGTGACGCTCCCACCTGCCTCATTAGTATAACTGACGGACAGGTTTGCGATTGCGTCTGTGATCGCCCGAAGGTTGCTCGCCACTATATAGTCCTCAGTACGTAAGGCGCGAGCATCCGCTCAACATCTTTAGGTAGTGACGAAGGCAAGATCGTTACACCGTCAACAATCAGCGGTCTATCTGTGTCGGCGTTCGTGTCACGTTGTCGATAGAGATAGGCACTGAGCCGTTTTGCAGCTTGCACCACACCGTTCGGCGCACTGGTCGAATAGCCCCACGATCCCGTCACGCTGATCGCATTTACGTGATCGCCGTTTGACTTGCCTTGCCAGTAACTACTAGAGCTGGGCAACATCTGCAGACCATACGCGGGGAACCGGTTCAAAGGCACCATCACGTAGTCGGTATCAGCGACGAGCGCTGTGCCGTCGCCATTACTAACGGCGGACGGCTCACCTGCCAACTCGAAGCCACCGGAGAAGTACAAGGTGGCTCCCTCCACGTCGGCCTCTGCGTCGAACTTCTTGGTGCTGCTGCTCGCGTCGAAGGTGCGGTGCGTGAACTCCGCCACGATGCTTTCGGCGCTGGCGATCAGGTCGTCAAGCAGGTCGTCGTCGTCAGTACTTCCAATGCCAAGATAGGTTTTTACATCCGCCCTACTCACCAGAGCCATCTTTCACCTTTGCTTTTTTCTTGGTCACTAGCTCGGCCTGTCCTGCTTGGACAACATCCTTGGCGAACTCGTCACTGACTTCTTGCTCATCGTCTTTGGTCATGATGACAAGCTTTCCAGCTCGGCCTGCATCTACTCCGCCAAAATCGACCAGTGCTTTTATTGTTTTCATGTGTCCTCCCTGCATGGGTGGGGGCAGCTAACCCCCACCCATAAAAGGCTAATTATTATGCTTATGCGTTTTGTGCGTACTGGAAAGCCTCAGCCTGGAGGACGTCTCCGCCAAAACGAATATTCACGAAGAAGCCCACCTGTCCGTTGCCCTGATATAAATAAGGGTTACGGCTGATCACTATCTCGTTACGCTCGACGATACCGTAGTACCTCCAGTTGCCTACAACGATTACTGATCGACCAGTAGCCATCGCAAGTATCTGGCTGGATGTGTATACTGGTGCGCCGTACAACACCTGCCCAGACCCGCGCGATCCCTCACCCATCGGGGTCGGCATGAACATGAAGTTATCGCCAGTCAGACCGCGAATTACTGCTAGGGTGGACTGGTTCGTTGCCCAAGCAACCGCGTCCCCTTCCTGCGCATACGCGCCGGGTAGCAGATAGAACAATTCCGGTATTTCCGAGGCCACAATAGTCGTGGCACTATTCAGGGTTAGCGCAGCTGTTCCGCCAACAAGCACGCCCTTCGGCTGGCTTGAGCCAGTGCCCTTAAGGAAGTATTCGTTCTCGACGTCTGCAGCTGAACGCGCCCACATGTCGCCGAGGAACCCTTCCAAATTCGTCTTTTCGTCGGCCAAAAGCTCATCCGAGACCTTTGTTAAATTCGTGAACTTGTACACCTGGATGGCATTCGATGTGAAGGTCGGCTCATCCTGATTGGCTGCACCTTCCTCTGCTGTCAAAGCGAAGCCACCAGTTGCGTTCTCTGATGGGACCTGCACGCTATCGACCATAGTCTGAATAACCATTGCGCCAGCTGCGCGAGCAACCGACAGATCGTCACGCTTGGCTATGATGGTCTCATGCAAGCCTTGTGGGACGAGTACTCCACCCTCAGTCGCTGTGCCTTCCTGCAGGGCAGCTTTGAGGTTGCTCTTGGTGTAGTAGTTGGCCGAACCTGTCTTCACCCAGTGCATGAACGCGTCACCGCCGTCATGATCGCCACCCATCTTGGTTTCCTTCTTCAGCTTGGGAGCTTCAGTCAGGATACCGCCACGTTCTTCCACTTCTTCCGCTAGAGATGCCTTGATGGCATCCTTGGCGGTATGTGCAATATCTTCGCGCAACGCATCCATATCAATTACGGGCGCTGCTGGTTTTTCGTCTGTGGCTTCTGGAGCCACCTTTACTTCTTCAGCCATGATATCTGTCTCCGTTATGTGATTTTGTGTAACTGCGTATACTTCAGCGTCCACATTCCGTTCTGGCGTTGCGCTCTCTGGCTGATCGCCCTCTAGCGTCTTGCCCTCTGACGGCATTGTTTCTGCATCCGCTTCCGCAGGAATTACTACCCCTAAACCCTTCAAGTATTCGACCCCCAGCGTTCTTGGTTCTGCTGGTGTCGGCGTTAAGCTCAATTCATAAATCGGCCAGCGCTTGATGTTCCCCTCCAGTCGCTCGACGAGATGAGCAACCGATCCGGTGCTATAGCCCAGCTTGCCAGCCTTGACTAGCTGTAGTACCTGCTCGGCGTAGTCCTTGGCCCTGTCCAACTGCGCCTCAAACCACAGGCCTGCATCTCGCTTGCTGATCTTAGTGACCCGGCCTAGCACGCTCTTGATCTCCATCGCGTGATCGTATAACACGACCGGCTCGGTCACTGTGTCGAGCATGTAGTCCGTGTCAAGCGCGAACGTGTCACCTTCTAAATCCTTCGCGCCGTAGATCACACCCATACCGCCTACCGTGAAGTGGTCATCAGTGACGGCCTTTAGCTCAAGCGCAGATGTGACCATTGCGACCTCATCCTCTGGCTCCTCGTTCTGTCCAGTCTGCTCCAGCCAGAACTCGTGGCTTTCGCAAGGCATGTATATTGTTTCGCCACCCTCGGTTAGAGTGTGGTATCCCACGCATCCGATATCATCAGCCCTCGCTAGAGCTTCTTCTTCGGTGCTGTACTTATCCACACCTACCCGCGCCTTCTCCTCGTACTCTGTCGCGTCACTCAATGCGGCTAGGTATGCCCCTGCCTCGGCTTGATCGCTATAGCATTTCAGTAATTCATCCGGCTCTAGCTTCCAGACACAAAACTCCTCGGCTTCGTTCTTACGTATCTCGTATGGCATATCTAACCTCACTTGACCTTTTTTAGCTCTCTGTTGATGTCCTTGTTTATCTTATCTATTAATGGCTTGCTCGCCTTCGTCACTTCCTCGGCAGCTACTTTCCATCGCCCCTTGTGCATCCACGCCTGACCTCGCCCCTTAGCGTTGCCTGTAACATAGACACTATAACGTCTGCCCTTCTGCACAGCATTAGATTCGAGGGTGGCCTGCCTGTATGCTGTTCCACCTTTTGTGGTTCCGCGTTTAGATTTCACGACCTTGGTTTTATCTCTAAACGTAAACGTGCGCTTGTATTTCTGATTTAGCCTCTTGCGCGGATAGGTCGTTACCTTTTTGTGTGCCTTCTGCATAACCTCGTCAATGTGCTTATTGACAATGCGTGGAACCGCTGTCCCCAGTACCTTCATGCTTTGCTTGACCTGCTTGTCCTGCACCTTTAGACTGATCTGCATTACGCGCCCACCCTCGCAGGTACGAGTAATGGAGCCCACCTGTGCGAGTTGCTATCACAGTCAGGGCAATGTTCTGCCTGTGGGTTTAGCGTCCACGTTGCCGACCAGTTGCCATCGACTTGCTTGATATTCCAATGGCATCTGCAATTTGTGCCACACTGTGTACTGCCATCGCCCGGGTATTGCGGTAGTTGCGGTATACCTCTCGCCTCGCCTTTGGCCTGCTCGAAGGCTTGGGTGCTTGCCTCCATGTATAATTTGGATCGCTCCGCTATCTGCGCCTCACTCATGGCTGTCTCAATTGACCGCCCCCGTAGTTGTATATCAGTCTCAAACCCCTCCAGATATTTATACTGCTTATGTATAATACCTTCAAGCCTTCGCTGATCCGCAGCGGTGAAGTTATTGCGACCTCCAATACCTGCGAGATACTCTGCTGTCTGTGTTTCGTTGATGCTCTTTCGCATCTTCAGCGTCCACTCAAATCTACTTATCTGGCCATTCGATAATTGCTGGGCAAATCTAGCCATCTCGTCTTTCTGGGCGTCGATAAAGGTGTTACGCATCTCGACCAATCTCGTGTTACTGATAAACCGTCCGGTCTTATCTCGATATCGCGCTGCCCCGGCGTTGAAGAAATAACCCGATCCCTCTTGCTTGACCGCCTTATTGTTTTTGCTCATCATCATACCGCCAGCGGTCTGTCACCTCTGCGTCTAGCATACCCTGCGCCTCTCTCGGCATTGTATCGTTCCAGCGGTCTATAGCTCCATCAATATCTATATTAATCTCGTCAATAGACGGAACAGGCGAGACAGGTGTGGCGTTACCTCGCGGTACAACCGGAGTCCGTTTTGCTACTTGATGTAGGAACGCTGCTCTAACTTCCTCAGCCGTCTGCGCTTCGTCTAGATCGCTTCTGATCTCATCCTCGATCCATGTAGGCAGGTACTCGGTCTTGAACTGTCGCCCACCTTTCTTACCCAGATTGCGGATAGCGTACCGCTCCCATGTAGCCAACTCAGTCTCAATCAATGCTTCCTCTGGTGCTTCCTCTGTCACATCGATATCATCTGGCACGTCTGCCACCGGGCGATTCTCTAGTGCGTTATAGCCTAGCATAAGCATCGCATCTTCGAGTGGAACGCCAGCCTGTACCAGTTGCAGCAGACTGGCAGCCCTGATAGTCTCGTCCTCTTGGAATACGTCAAGCTGCTCCGGTGCGAACTTGAGCGAATACTCTGACCCTGCCAGTAGTTGCTCGTTGATCGCGTCCTCGTACATGGGTAGTCGTGGTCTGATTGTCATGTGCCAGAATGACTGCATATCCGTCTGGCTGGTGGCGTAATTCGCGGCGTCGCTCTCTAGAATAGATCGTGGAACACCCAGAGCTGCCCCGATGTCCAAGGCAACATGGGCTGCTAACTCTTTCATCCCTAGAGATTTCAACTCTGGGGTGAGAGTGGTTATCTTCAAGTCGCCACGCAAGAACAACGCTCGCCACGCATTACCGACACCGGACATTCTGCGCTTGAAGAACGACTGCGCCCTTTCCATCTCCGCGGTTCCGGGGTTTCCTGTGGTCGTAATCAACGTCTGCGGTTGAGCACCATGAGCAAAGAACTGGCTGGCGAACTCATCCATGTTGAAGCGCAACTGACTGGCTGACAGTGCTACCTGTGCTGGTGCAAGCCCTGCGCCTTTGTCGGCTGTCATCGATGGCTCACGCAGTACCATAATGTCGTCAGCGCCCCAAGGCCCATATTTCTTGCCCCCTATATGCTGCACGAAATGATCTTCGCCGTGTTGCTGTTCCCACTTGACCGTGGTCGGGTTTAGCACCTGCACACCTGTCAGCAACCGCCCACCTACCCTGTACTGCTTCAGTGCATACGCTGCCCCGGTCAGCATCAAGCCTAGCTCCATCGTGTAGATGATCGTCGCCAAGTCTGGCTCCAACGGCCAGTCCACTTCTTCCTCTCCCTGAAATACTACGAATGGCACACTACTCAAACTGCTAGCTCTCAGGCTGACAGCCCTGTATAACAGCGGTACGCTTGCCCATGCGGCCACCGGATCACCTGCAGCATTCTTGCCATCGCCTAACTCCGAAGCCCAGCCCGGTATTCCAACTATTGCCTTTAGCGCACCCTGCTCAAATATAGTTTTAGTTGTATTCATGTATCCCTCACACGCTCATCAACACTAGAGGAAAAGCGTCTTGTCTAGCACTCCAGGCCAACGCCAACGCCATCACTGTGTCGTCGTGCATCCCCTCTGGTGCGCTGTAGCTTATAGCACCACTGGCAAGCCTCTTACTCTCGTATGCTTGTAGCTCACCGATCAATACAGGCTCATCGCGTGGGATGTGTATGTCGCCGCGCTCGAAGGCCAATGCCAAGCCGTCAATAATCTGCTGCTTGCTCTTGCTGGTGGTGGTGAATGGCGTGACCGGAAGACCGGCGTTCTGCAATGCCTCAACAATTGGGCCGCCCATGCTGTTCTGTTCCGCAATAATCTCGGCCCCAGGGTAGCGTTCCCACAACGCATGAAGGCGGCTCACCTGCGTCTGGTAATCAGTCTTCGTCATGCGGTCTAACTCCACTACGTGGCCGCTTAACTCTAAAACGCAAAACACTGTCGCGTCATTAGTGCGGCCCCAGTCACATCCAATAACATACTGGCCATGCTCTGGTGCGCTCTCACCATTGACTGCATCCAGGACACGCCTGAACACCCCGCCCCCATCCTCTAAGAACTGCGCCATGTATTCCTGAGCGAAGATACGTTCTGGCATATCCCGACGGGCGGCCTCGATCTCATGGTCTGGAATATATGGGTTGTCACTGGTGGGAAAGCTGAACGCCTGCCAATCACTATTATCAGACTGCCCTCGCTGGTGCAAGCGCCAGAACCAGTTACGGCCCTTAGGGGTAGAAATGAAGAGTGCGCGTCCGTTACGATCTGATAAGGCTGGCCTGATTGCTTCTTGCCATGCTCGCTCCTGCATAAAAGCGCATTCATCGAGCACACAATAATCTAACCCTTCTCCACGTAACGAATCGGGGTCGTCAGCACTCCTAACCTGTACCGTTCCCCCACCCGGCAATGTCACCATGCGCTCAGTGTGTTTTACTTCTGCACCGGGAATAGATGCGCCCATACGTGATATTGGCCTCCATCCTACTGATCCCATCTTGTAACTTGGAGCAATCCACCAGGCCCGCCCACCAGATGCGCCAGCAGTGTCTAAACATTCCAAGACACCCAGACGAGTCTTCCCCCAACGTCGGCCCCCGGATAACACCCGATACCTTGCTGGATCATTATGAACTTCTGCTTGGCCCTTATGCGGCTTGGCCTCAATCGTCACTGGCATCTGATCCATCCCAATTCACTACCAGCTCTATAGCTGCTCCATCCCTGCCACTGATCTCCTGGCGCATGTGATCGCCGTATAACTCGCGCCTGTGAGCCTTCAGCAAGAACTTGATTAGACCGTCGCTATACTCCTGTGCTCGCTTCCAAGCTGTCATTTCCAGTACGTCCACCGCATCAGCTAACGCGTGATCCCAGGCCTCGCGGAATGTAGGTAGCTTATCTCTCGCCTGATATGCCGCTTGCCTAGTGATACCTGCTGCCTGGCATGACGCTCTAACGTTTCCGCTCTTACGCAGTGCATCAATAAATGTGGGTTTCCATCCATTCAGCCTAGCCATTTTGTGTCAATTGTGTCAACCGTTGTTCCGGGCGAACC